CGCCGTGATCGAAGCCACAGGCTCATTCGCCTTGCGCTTGCGATATTGTTCGTCGTAATAATCCAGAGTCGGAAGTGGCAAAGGTGCGCTCCTTTACGACAAATTAGGAGGCAGCACCATGCGCTTGAATCGCCATGCTGGACTTGCGCTGCTTATTTCCCTGCGCGCTTCATTCGGAACATCTTTGTAAGCTGTTCATCCGTAGGCTCTTTATCATATTGAGCCTTGTAGGCTTTAATCATTGCGGCCTTCTCTGAGGCGGGAATGTTCTCCACCGTCAACTTGTAAACCGGCAACTGGCCCTTGCTGCCCCAAATCGCACCACGTTTAACTGTGGTATATTGCTTAGTGGCCAACCTGAGCGCAGCAACATATTGCTCTTCAGTCGGGGCCTTGCCTGTTTTACGATATTCTGAACTAACAAGATTATCCATAATGTCGTAAATAGCAATCCGGTCTTGCCCCTCCAATGGGCCTAGCCCACCATATTTCTCGCCCCATGCTATGGTCGAGGAAATTTGCGTGCGAGGAGAATACTTCTCAGGCTTCTCAGCCCTTAGTGACGCTTGCTGTTGGACCAGAGTGTCAAATTCAGCAGGCGTCATTGTCCTGCGATACTGTCCAAGGTTCTCACCTTTGAATTTATCAGGGTCTTGGATACGCATCAGGTTCAACGCCAATTGAGCATCACCATTAGCCGGGACAGGTTTGGGTGCCGCATTGCGCGCAGCAGCGTCAGTCAACCGGGCGACATCTTCAGGAGCCATCAACATCCTTTTGTCCAGGGGAATCATGCTAATGTCAGTGAACCCATCACCCAAACCAATAATAATCTCATTGGCAGCGCGAGCGGCTTGGGTTTCTTCACGCGCAAGAAGTTGCTCATCGCGCTGAATTTCACGATCAGCACGGCCCTTAGCACGCTCAGTGCGTTCAAACGACCAACCTTCTTTCTCGGCCAGTTCCTCAATCTTGCTATAAACCTGAGCCTTGTCCCAAAGGCGCGGCGCATTCCCACCGGCACCAACATATTCTTTCGCAGAAGCAGCGCGCTCACCCCGCGATTTACCATCAGACCGCTCATAAAAACGGTCAATCAGAACAGCGGCTTCTTCAGCCGATTTAGCGTTGAGAATTTTATCCCGTTGCGCCGTAGTCATGCCAGCCGCTCCGGGGTTTTTCATTTCCCACGCAACGAATTTAGCCTGCTCCTCTAGGGACGCGTCTTTGGGGTGCTTGCCTATGACACGCTTGAAATTCGACACGCGCTCGAAGCGCCACTGCGCTAAGCCGTGGGCGGTGCCGCCGTCTCCGGAGTTCTTGTTTTGGCCTAGGTCGCTTTCATGTTTGAAGTTGCCAAGAAACCCGGCAACAACATGCTCACTCATCCCCGCAGAACGCAACCCGTTTGCAATCACGCCAGCAGGGCCAGAGGCGTTAACAGCAGAAGGAGTAGCCTCTCCCTCTACAATCTCGATCATACCAGCCGCAGTTTGGTAGTCCTGATACGCCTGCCTATTCTCCAATGGCGTTTTCAGGTCAGCCCTGAGTGAGAGTTCATCGCTCCACAGCAGCTCATCGGCATTGGCTTCCAGATACGTCTCAGCCCCATCAACGTCATCATCGACAAGGAAGTTGCTGACAACGCTCTTATGAATGCCAGAGCGGAATTTATCGGTTTCGTTTTTAATCCTGTCTTCAGTCCAACCCTTGCGCGCGCCAAAGGTATTCAACACTTCAACGCCGGTGTTGATATGCGCCTCCAGTAACTTAGGATCAGACCAATTGGCAGCCGCACTCTCAGACGCCATTTCAATCTGCGCTAATTGCGTTTTGTCGGTTTCGACATTCAATTGCTTTGTCGCATGAGAACCGATCCTCAGGCCATCTTCAGCAAATAGACCGTCAATCCGTAGCGAAGTCATGTTGCGCATACGGTCATTTGACGCGCGGCCCATAGTCTCGCCATAAAGCTTTTTGATACGCTCATCCGCATCTTTGCGCGCCTCAACAGCAGCCATGCCTTCCAGCGCTTCATATTCAGTCTTAATCGCAGCCGCGCCCTTTTGGTAATCCAACATCAAGCGGCGGCTAAAGGTATCGTCAAACTGTTCGTCCAACTTATCTTGAGCAATTGCGTATTCGTTCCCGGCTTGGCCAAGGCGAGACACAGCTTGCCCTATATTTCCTCTATCACGAGCAGCCTGAAAACGCGCACCTGTTGTCTCCACAGGGCCGATGCGGTTTGATTCATAAAGTGGTACGCGCGGCATCTATGCAGGCCCAATCGGAGCGCCGTAAACGGACGCAAAAGTTCTCGCCCCACCAGAGGGATTGCGGCCAGCCTTCATGGATGAATATTGCTGTGCACCCCCAAGCGCTGTCGAAGCCATATCGAAAACACCGGAAACAATCGCGTTCCTACCAGCGGCCTTAGCCGCCCTTGCACTTGCCCGTTCATTCGAAGCATTTATCTCGAACCCGCGCGCACGCTCAAATCCTTGACGGTATATCCGGTTAACGTCTTCACGCGCCAGCATGTCAGTATCGTCTTGCACATCAGCAGCAGAGCCAAAATCCAGACCAACCCCATTCGCAGCAGCAGTCACCCTTTGCTGGCCTTTGAGGGCGGCGACACGGCGGTAATGCGCAAGAGCCTCTTCACGCGTATTCGCTTGAGCCTGAGCAGCGGCCTCATTTTCCAGCGCCGCATTCCGATTGGCTATCTTGGCCTGATACCGGGCTTGCGAATTGGCCTGAAGCGCAGAAATGCCTTGCCCTGCCATTGTCACAGCAGTTGCCGCTAGCGTAATGGTTACAGGGTCGCACACAGTTCAAACTTCCTGAAATCAACGCCGCCATGCGTTTCGGTTTCGGGCTTCACGTCAAACCCCCATTTCTTTAGCAAGCGGATTGCCTTTGTATTGTTGGCAGACACTAGGTTTGCGGCCCTAGGGCTTGAATCGCGCATGATCGAGACAAAGGCTGGACCCCACGAAAGCAACGCCTTCCCATGCCGGTAAACCTCATCTGTCCCCAAGAACCAAGGGGAACCCGCGCCCGTCAGAGCCGATGTTTCGACCAGACCAAACATCGCCTCAGGCCGTCCATCCACCATGGCAGTCCACGCATTGCGGCTGTACCATAACCCCATCCTGAGAGCCATTTTAGGGGAATGGCCGAATGCTTCACACTCTTCCCGGTCGATGTCCCGCATCCGGGCTGCAATCGTCCCGACATGCCGAGGCCGCGCGACGACGATTTCAACCGCCGATAATCGGGTCATAAAATACCCCTAGCACAGTGAGAGGAAGCGGAGCAGTCTGTTTGATATACACACCAGTATCAGGAGCAGTCACATTAGCGCTGTTCACTTCATAATCACCCGTCATCAAGTCATCTGGTGAACCATAGGGTTCATCTGTCCGGGATTTGATAAGATAGCATTCATCCTCAGTAGGGCCAGCAAGCACGCTACGGCTTTCATGGAGAGAGATTTGCACCTCCCCTGTCTGTTGATACTTGCCGACATTCCAGCCAGTCCCCTGAGCGTTAAATCTCAACGGGAGAGTTTGGATATGCGTTTCGTATGGAATGCCAAAAGTGACTGTCGTTGCAGTCCCATAAGTATCAGGGAGTGTGATAATCCCGTCAGTCACAGTCAGGCCGGTCACAACAGCGCCGTCCACTATTCCCGCAATATCCGTTCGCCCTTCCAAGTGCCATAGCCCAGAGAAAGAAGACTGAGGCGGATCGAAAACCCCTGTCACAGCGCAATCGAGATAGCAGCTATTCTCTACATCATCCCATTTATGCGAAGCCATGCGCTCAACAAAAGTGCGAGAAACGCCTTCGACTTCACGCTGGACGATCAGATAGACTCTGTCCTCCCCAAGTTCAGTGATGGAACACACCGACTTTACAAAACCATCCGTTTCGCAAAGCGTCCAGCCCCACACATTTTGCTCTTGCTCCCAAGTGAAGCAAAGCAATTTGCCGTCATCGCGCACCGCCCAAATCAAAGAGCGCGGCTCTTGAGCATAGCACCACGAAACAATCTGCATTTCTGAAAAGAAGTGCGGGCTGAAGATGGAAATATCATTCGACTTCAGGCCGTCGATTTCAAAGCTGTAATTGATTGTCCGCACGCTATCGCCGGTCGATGGTGCGTAGAACACCACATTGTCAACGATCAAGGGAGGAAGGCGTGACGACCCCCTCCCGACTTGGCGACGTGGCGCTTGGCTTGAAGCAGTCAGGACGCCACCAGACCCATCGCCGTCGATATTGAATATGCTGTCAGACGTAAGCGCAATCAGGCTCGTTGTGGAAGCCAATTGCTCGATAGAATTTACCCTGCCAGCAACAATCGTGAAACTTAGGCTATCATCATCCCTCAAAGGACGAGAGCGGTCGAAGTTCTCAAACTGCCCGGACCGCGAACCCCACACCGCATTAGGTGCATTGGTTGTCCGCGCGAAAAGCAAGCGTTGCTCGAAGAAAGTAACAGTTGAAGGATAGTCGCCAGCAGACGTGAACGGGTTGAACAATTGCGGAGGCGCACGGTCCAGAGCAGGACCGATATTATCATCCCTGAATGTCAGCGCTTCGGTTGTCCCAATATAGCCAAAAAACTGCGAGTTTTCTGCCTTGTAGATATTATACCGGGTTGCGCCTGCTACTGTGTCCCAAGTGATAGTGTTGTAGTTGCGCTTGAGCGTCAGATCATTGGTCGCAGTATCCTCATTAGAAGCCCTGCTTTCGTTGCTGTCATCATCATTGATAGCCGTAACGACATAGGTTGCATCTTGCGCAAAATACGCAGCACCGGAGTTCTCGCTATCAGTATTTGGAGTTGTCGCCACAGCAGAGCAATTTGCCGGAGCATCGACAGACGGCCCGAAAGTTAGCTCGATAAACTCCCAAGCGTCGTGCGCAGTCCGAACCAGTTTATGCGGAGGATGGCTAAGATGCGCAAGATACATGGTGTCCGCTGTCTGCTCGAAGTCGATTTCAGACAGTTCAGAACCATTATAGGGCGACCCAACAATATAGAGACGCGCGCAACCCATCAGTATAAAACCTCGCCACCGCCGAAGCCACCACCACCACCGCCGCCGATTGAAGGCGGGTCTGGTGGAGTGACGGGAGGCGGGACAGGAGGAGGAGGGGGGGGAGGAGGAGGCGTTCCTGTACGGGTTATGCCACCAGAAGCAGTGGTGAATGCCCCCTTGCCTACCGTATCAGCGTCGATAGTGAAGTTATCTGTATCAACAATCGAATAGACCGGCCAAGTTCGATTGTTCAAAAAATCGCCCAATGTGCCTGCTACGCCTGTCAGATAGACATAATCACCTACAGAATAGTCGTGATAAGCCGCTGTGATTTGCGCATGGGCTGCGTTAGTAATTGCAGTTATAGCAAGGTCTTCTCCCAGCACCCGACCGCCCAAGGCGCAAGGAGCCATATACCCCTGCCCAAGTTCCAGAGCGTACGTCTGGGTTAGAGAAAATTGGAACGGAATGATCCGCGTAGGCTCGCTATCATCAATGACTTCAGCAACCAGCCTTGTTCCCGGCCTTTTGGTCAAACCGCCATATTTCAGGACAAGAACATTGCGTGCCTTCTTCAAACCAGCTGAGTAAAAGTCCACATCGAACCGGCCATAAAGTTCAGGCGCGATTTCGCCTTTGCTAAAATTCGGCTGGCCAACCCTGTTCATATATGCCCCAGACGCGCAAACTCAGCATCACTGGTGTAACGAGGAGCAATGTGCGGGTTTTTGTTCTCCTCATCCGCGATGGCGCGCTTCTTCGCCACTTCCGCAGCTTGGATAAGTTCACCCTTCAACTTGGAATCTTTTTTGATTGGGTAGGCGATGCGAGAGGCGAGTTCGAGGCTGAAGGCACGGCGGACAAGTGGCGGTAGTTCATCCGCTCCAATTGTCTTTGTAGAGTAAACCAGCGTGGCAGTCTCAACATTCGTGTATATCTTCCCGCCTTCCGCTATGAAACTGTTTGGCATTTCATCCTGCCAAGGGTTTGACATAGGACCGTATTGCGGCAGGTCATCCGCAGCATCTTCATTGGCGCGGATTTTGAGAGGGACAGTGCAGTCAGTCGGAATAGCGTAGCAATAGTTCCATTCAGCAGGACGATCATTAGTGACTTCAGCCAGCACAACATAGCGCCGCGCCCAAGACCACTCAGTCCAGTCCAGTAGTTCCTCAAGAACAAGGCTGAAGAACCGATTGACTACATTAGCCTCAACCGAATTTTCATCGAAGGCCGCGATAGACCCGCTGGCAGTTTCAGCCAGAGCCTCATTCGCAATTTGCAGTGACGATGCCATACTGCTTGTCTATTGCCCGCATTGAATGGCTTGAATCGCGCTAGGAAGCAAAGCTAGTCATAGATTGCATGAAGTCGCTCACCATTGATTTTGCGAAAGGAGTCTGAGGGATGGAAGGCGCTACACCGTCTTCAGCGTCCTCATCAAAAATCGTGTAATCAAATTGGCTGGCAAACAGGCCCCCAGAACCTCCAAATACAGCAGGATCAAATATCCCTGCAAAAACCGGAGCCGCCATCAGTAATCTGTCTCAATGTAAATGCCGCAAATGTCCAAGCCGACAGCAAGCGCGGTTGTGTTATTTGTGCGCCAAAGTTGGTGGCAAAGCAGGACAGTCCCAAGCGGAGCCGCCGCAAATGTGCCGCTTACCACAGCACCATTATCAAGCCGCGTCACTTGCCAATGACAGCCACCAGAGGCGGGGGAGAACATTGTCAGTTCATAAGGGACTGCATTCCCGTTTGCAGGGAACCCGGAACCCAGATCGACAGGCGTTCCCGTAGTTGCGCCAGCGCCATAGATTTGCAGATTGTTGCTCGATGACAATTGGCACACCCCAAGCACATTGGTCTGCGTCGTAACTTCCACGTTGGTTGGAGCGCCGGTTGCAGAAGACAGGCCAACGAACATTCTTGCTCCAGTTACAGCAGCAGTGTCACTTGGAGCAAAGCGATAGCGAACATAAAATCCACCTAAAAGAGCGCCAGCGCCGGTTGTGTATTTCGCCACCGCCTCACGCGCACCGGCTAAAGCATTGGCCGTGGCAGCGGAAACATAACCAAGCCGCGTCATACGCGACAGAAGGCTTGTGGTTGCTACTGCGCGAGACGTTGCCGTGCCGGTTGCAGTCAGCGCCGCCATACCAAACACGCCGGGGACAGTCGTTGAGCCACCAGGCGGCATCCAGAGCGCAACCTTGTTGCCGCCAAGATTAGGCTGGAATGCGGTATCAAGGCCAGAAGGCCCCATTTGAGCCAGCATCATGCGCCCGCCAATTTTACGGGCAAACAGATTCAGCTTGTCGCTCTCAGGAGTGGCAGGGCTTGCCACAAGCGGCATGGTAAATTCCGCATCGAGAACATGGTCCTCATTCCAACGGTCCACAGAAACTTGCTTACTTCCATCATTCGCGCCGGTCGCAACATGGTTGTGCCGCAAAGTCATGTGTCTTCCTCAATCCCATTGACATTGAACGCCACCGCGCCCGTATCGGAATACACCCTCAATACGTCCGTTGTGCGCATCGTGAATCGTGCCGTTGTCTTGCTCTCCCCCACGGCCAAGGCGTAGTCATAGAGCAGATATTGCGCGCCCGTATCAGCAGCGCCAGAAATGGCGTGAGACAGCCTCACAACAGCAGCAGCGCCGCGATTGCAGATAAACACCTCTACAGTTGCATACTTTCCTGAAGGCACTGTGTAAGCGCCTGTGAGCGTTGTAGCAGCAGGCAGTGATTGCCCCAAGGCTCCCCAGACATCAGCCATCAGGAAACAAACCTTAGTTTAGCCCGTGACACACCGGCACCTTGCAATTCCGCTACATCGGTTTCCAGAACCACAACGCGCGCAGTCAATCCCTCAGGATTAGAACCAGACGCAGCAAAGTCGGAGCCAATGGATTGACCCCGGCGCACTGGTATTTCAGTCAGGTTGAGTTCGCGGACTTGATATTGTGCCATAGTATTCAGGGCGGGAACCGAAGCCCCCGCCCTGCCCCCATTACTCCTTGACCGGCTTTTCAGCCTTCACAGGTTTATCCGGCTTCACTTCCTCCATCCACGAACCCTGAGGTCCGTCATAGGTGAAAATATCCCCCGGATTGTGGCGACCGCCTGCAAAACCCTTTGCAAGAGCCTTATAGGTCTTAGCCGCCATAAACAGAACCAGTGTTGGTCTGCTTCGCAGCGACAATACCAGCAGTGATATTGCCCGTCGAAGGGTTGGAACCGACAACATCATACTGAAGGCGGAAATAGCGTTCATCAACACCCTGAGGTACATAATCAGGATAGTTGAGAATTGCACCCGCGGTCAGTTCCGCCAGCAAATAGGAGGCCGAAGACACCGTAGTTGCAGACGAGAAGCTGGCGTTGTCATCAACCTGAAGGTTGATTGTCAGCGAAGTCAGCGTGTTGAACGAAGCGCCAACAGTAATCGCAATCGGGATGGAGCGACCCGGACCAATATCGCGTACCAGAGCGGTGCCACCGTAAGGGGTGCCAGTTGCGCCGAGGTCGATATAGTTGGTCGAAGCCGCGTCAGCCGTGATTGCCTGAGCGTCCGAAAACAGCAGAGTAGAATCGAAGATCATTTGTTCATCCCTTCCTTATACCAGAGCCGCTTCGGTGTTCAGGAGATTGTCAGTGTCGCGGATGGGGATACCCCGCCACGTCAAGACTTCCTCACCCTGAATTTCCATCGGGCGGAGGCGAATGAAGTTGTCAGCCGAACCAGCGTTCGAGCCTTCAGCGTCAAGCGCTTCCAAGATGGTGCGGTTCATGTAGATGACACTACGGGTTGCCCCGATCATGGCACCGCCATTGTCCTTGTTGAAATTGCGACGGCCTTCCATCTTGTAGTAAGCCTTGCGCATCAGCGGGTTGATAGCCACCGAGCCAGCAATCACGTTCGACACGTCGATATTGCAGACGCGCGCGTTAAAGCGCCAGTCCTTCACGCAGACACCAACATGCTGACGGAACAGTTCTTCCTTCACAAAGTAAGGATTGCCAGAACCATCGAGAACGCGCTGTTCGCCCTTGTCTTCACGCTGGACACCCGCTGACATACCCTCAGGCACAATCAACGAGGTTGCATGGTCGCCATAGGTGACAAACCAGATCGAAGTATTGTCCGAACCAGCACCGCCGCCGTTGACCACATTCGGGCTTGTAAGCGTCGAATAACGCGGTGCCAGACCGTGAAATTTCTTGGGCGAAGTGCCAACGTCCGAATAGAAAAACGCATCCTCAAATTCCTGAGACATTGACTCAAGAAAAGGCTGCGCTTCCGACATGCGGACAGCAGCAGGGTCTTTCGATAGGTCAAGCAGACGGGTATCAACCGTCGAAAGACCTTCCAGAAAACCAGTGGTATCTTCCACCTGTTGCGTGGTTGACTTGCTCTGCGCAATACCAGCGTAGAGAGCGCCCCATGAGACAGTCGGAAGACCGGTGCGGATGGTACTCATATGCTTCGTGCCTTTGTTGCACGAAAGAACATTAGCGTCCTTCATCACCGGGTTAAGTGTGTGCAGCGCTTCGACCACATTCGCATCGACGCCACCATTGGCACCTTCGCGCTTCATCAGGTCGATAAGCTGCAAATAGGTGTTACCCAATCCAGCCATTTACTTACCCCTTTACGTCATTTGGATATAATTGAGCGGCGACATTCTCGACCTTGAGAGCAGCGTCCCCCCGTTCAAACGAACCGTCTTCAGAGACAAGTTCACCCAACTTGCGAACAAGCTGGATCATATGAACATTGTTGCCGAAGCCGGTTTCCTCCAATGCTTGCCGGAAAGGATGACCATCCTTGAACCCGATAGCATCAAAGCCCTTTGCGGCGAGGTGCAGGCTTTCATCCCACTTCGCCCCGCCTATTTCTGGATCAGCTTTCGCCTCAGTCAGCCACGATTGGCGCTTGGCTTGGCCTTGCTGGACCAGTTCATTGATGAGAGTTTCGCCAATCTTGTCGGCGAAGCCCTTCGCAACAGGAAGCAGTTTGGCGGCTTCCTCATTAGAGAGATTGAGTTCGCGAAAGATAGGCTCAGCAGCCGAGAGCGTGTCAGCGTCCAGATCGACGCCTTCGAGAGCCAACTCATATTTCTCAGGTGCCTTGACTGCCGGAGCGTCTTCCACTTTGTCAGCAGGTGCATCACTCGTAGTATCGGGCTTGTCTTCAACCGGCGAACCAAGCGCAGTGGTTTCAACCGCGTCAGTCGTGGGGGTTTCAGTCTCTAATGTCGTCGTATCGGTCATGATTAGCCTTGTCCTTTCTGGGGGTGTTGATTGCTTCGAGGATGATTGCGTTGATCGTCGCTAGCGCTTCAGGTGTGCGCAAAGCTTGTGGTTGGCCTTCATCGGCCCAACGCAACAAATCGAACCCCAGACTACGACGCCCCTCAATCCAGTTGAGGTCGCGCCCATCATGTCCATTGGCAGCGTCGAATATCCCTGCCAGTTGAATCGCTGTAAAGAGGAAACGCCGAAACTCCGGCAACTCCAATAAAGTCGCTGCGTCAGGCTTCATGCGCCCACCAGTGTATCGAGCAGGGATTTGTCGTTTACGTCCGTTTCAGACAACAGGCGGGCAGCTTCAGCGCCATCCTTAACAGCAGGCATAGAGGCCATTGTTTGCTGCTGCTGCATCTGTTGAGCGCGTTGCTCGCGTATCTTGGCGACTTCATCAGCGCCACGAATAATCTTGGCGGGTGAACCAGCGCGGTAGCTATATTCGTCAATCAGTTCATCGGTGTTCAGCTTATCGAGAACATCAGGAACAGCACCAGCAAGATTGCCGATGAACGCCGTTGTGCGCTCAATCTGGCCAATACCCACCATGCGCTGCATCTGGGTTAGGATCGAGACAAACTCCACCTTGAGAGGCTCGCCAGACAATTCCTCAGGTGGAGGCGGCAATAAACCGCCGCGCATCATAATCCCGTATGAGCGGTCAATTGCCACTTCCAATTTCTCATTGGAAACGCGCTCGATAACAGGCCCAAGCTGCGTCAGTTTCTCCTCATTGCGAGAAGCTATTTCCTCAATGTTGCGCGGCTGAATGCCTTGCATGTTTGTGATAGCGTTGAACAAATCAGCGTAAGACAGGCTGTTCACCTGTTCCTTGCACTTGACCACTTCCTCGCCAATCGCCGCTACCGCCTGATACGGCATCTGGTAAGGGACAATGATTTGGTCTTTATCGACGCTGGACGCAGACACCACATTACGCGGCTGCCCGGTTAGCCGGACGCCCGGAGGCGCAATCTTTTCAGGATGCACCATCGCGTCGATTGCTTCATTGCGGCGCTTTACCTGAAGCTGCAATTCCCTGAGCGCTGGCAGGGCTTCCATGCCCGGAGAATAGCCATAGGTATCACCACCAGCCACATCCCAACGTGGTGCCCAAAATGGCTGTTCCTCAAAACCTGATTGACGCAGAACGCTGTCAGGCCGATCCTGAGCGTCCCAATAAACCGACAGCCAAGGCTTCGAGCCTAGCTTTCCTTGAATATGGTCAGGGTTAGGCTCTACCGCCTGATAGACTTCGACAATCTCATCATAGCGCGATTGATCGTAGCAGGACTTCACGCGCTGGCTAACAGCGCCTTTGAACGATTGCACCGCTTGGCGAACACTCATAGGGCAAGAGCGGTAAAGCGCTTCAGGCACCTGAGCATCGGACAGCGCAATCCAATATTCACCAGCAGTCAGGGCATGGCAAACAGCACCCTTCACAGGATGTTCCATCATCACCGTTGCCTCAGTGCCGAATAGACCCATTTCAGCATAGCCGGTCTTGACCGCGCTGTAGAAATTAGTCTTGGCAAGGAACGAATACATGCGGCGCTCGACTTCGCTCATCCATTCCTTGGCGGCGGCGCTTTCTGCTAATTCCTCATCTTCCAGTTTGAGAGAGAACCAAGGGCGAGACGCGGAAGACAACCCGCTTGTCATGCCATTTGTCAGCGTGCGGAATGCCTCAATCCCATGGCTATCCAATAGCTTGCGGTTGGCTTGGCGACGCTTACCGCCTTTGTTGGTATCTGTTGCAAGGAAGCGAGAACGAGCAGGCTGCGCGAAACGAGCAATATCCTTCCACTCGGTTTCATAATCCGTGCGAACTGACTTCATGCCCGTCAGGCGACGGCCCAACTTGTCCCGTAGTTCCTTCATCCAAGCGTCGGCTTTGTGACGCTTGGATTACCCAAGACACCTTGCGGGCCGGTCATAATCCCAGCCATGATTGCACGGCGACGAAATGACGCGTCTTTCGTGATAGGCGCACCAGCGTCCGGTAGTTTTACAGCTTGGCGCTCAGGGACGGTCGGAACGTCCGGTGTTTTAGGCATACACAAGGAACAATCTCCCAATCATGGGAGCGTGTTATTGCCTAGGCTTTCAGGGTTGAATCGCGCCTA